GATACACCTCAAAACCTCACCCCTGCCGCACGAGCTAACGTACAAGAGGGTGCAATCACCGTACCCCCCGGAACCGCAACACAAGAGCAAATATACGCGGGCTTACAACAAGAAGTAGGCACACTCGCTCAAGTGGGTCCGCCGCAAGCAGGAAACACAATCCGCAACAAGGTTGATAACCTGATGGGTGGCATGACTCGTGTAGCTAGCCACACCAACCTGAGCAGCACGGAAGCATCGAGACTCGTACAGGTAGACAATCTCCTAAAAGGTCTAGTTGTTGTCGCTGACTCCGGACGATTTGCCGAAGTGACACTCGCCTACGACAGAGTGTCGAACGTGCGTACGATTCCTCTCACGTCCCTCACGGACAACTTAATGAAATTTCTCGAACTCGAACTCCGAGTGGCAGGAGGTACGCCTAACAGTTTCATCAAGGAGCTAACCCCGGCACGCTTCGATACCAAGTTCGGAAAGATCGGCACAGAGTTTCTAGATGGCTTGGAGCGGGCGTCACGAAAAGGCTTGTTGACGTATTTCTCTGATCCGGATCGTCTGCAGAGGCTCTCTGAGATTCGTGGTAAAGAGATCGGAAGTGCAGAAGAAGCTATCAGTGAACTCAAAGAACTCGCTGCTTCGTACGGTTTTGCGAGAGAAGCTCTCGGGACTGACGATCAAGCTGTGCTGCGGAATATGTCTGATCTCCAACTCTCTCTCCTCTTGATTCGAGATAACTTTGCGGAGGGAGTAGACGCAGTATCGCTAAACCTCATAGCTAGCCCAAAAGAACTCGAAGAACTACGCCGTCTTTCCGGTCGTCTCAGGAACGATTCGGAGCGGGAGGTACGCAACTTGGGAGATACACTCCGCACACAGGTGGACTCTCTTCTCGAAACACATCTCCAGTCTTTCGAGGGTGCCGAGTTGAACGCTCTCGTAACTGCGCGTACCCTCCACAGGGTAGCTATGCAACAGTTCGATAAGGGTACGTTTGGCTACGATGTCCGTAACCTCGAAGCGGATGCACCCCAGCGTCTCACGGGTGAGGGACTAGAGACGGGCCAGAAGAGTGTGAGGAGACGTGAGTCTGATCTCATAAAGCCTATGGTATCGGCAATCCTCGACCCCCGCCCGGAAAACATCTCGATAATTTCAGAGACGATAGCACGCCTACAGGCTACTCTTTCCCCGGTTCGTCCGATGGACGGCAACTTGGTCATTCGAGGTGCAGACGGAAACGCACGTATCCCTACGAACGATGAACTCGACGGGCTGCTCGTACGTGACATGTCTCCCGAGACCTTCAACACCTTGAGTTCCGTGATCCGCGTGTCCGTACGCAGCGGACTCGGTAAGGTGTACAACGTGGACGACATGCGTCGAGCTATGAAGCTAGGCGCTCTTCCCGATCTCAAGTTCAACAAAGCCGCAGACGAGATCATAGTCCCGCAAGGCTTCGGAAGCCTCGACGAATACTTCGACTACATCAACGATCAACTCCGGGTGAGGGTGAATGGGGAGATGCAACTCCTCTTCGACATCCGTGACGTGTACTACGCAAATCGTGATGTGGGTGACCTCGTCAATTCTTCGTCTGAACTCCGGACGGCCCATGCGGATTTGGTCGAACGGATCAACAAAGCAGCCGCGACAGACACAGAGACGGGTCAAGCAGCTATCGAACTATCGAAGGAACGTGCGAAATCTATTCTCAAGTACTCCGAGAGTGCCACGACAGGTCAAGGATTCTTCGCGAATGTCATCAACTCGACTGATGGTGCGGCGATGGAAAAGTTCTTGGCTAACCTCGAAGCCGATACGTCTATGAATCCGGCACAGAAACAAGCTGCACTACGGAGTCTTTTCATACAAGTTATGAAAGAAGTCGGCGGACACTCGACCGGAACCGCAACAGTGAAACTTCCGGACGGGCGTCAGGTGAGCACAGATTCGTACACACGGCCCGGAGAGCTATTCTTCCTTTTCGACGATGCCCTAAACACAGGTGGGTCACAGGTGACCGGTGTGAACTTCATGCGTCTCGCAGAGGCTGCAGGTATTTCAGCGGAGACCCTAGAGGCGTATAGAGCCGTGTTCCGCTTAGGATTCCGCGAGTCAGCCCCGAGCATGGTTCAACAGCGAACGCAGGGTGTCGTAGACTTTCAAGGATCGACACAGCCGGGTATCTCTATCCCACGTGGATACTCCATCGATAACGCGATTGCACGAGCCTTCAACCTCGCTCGTAAGATGGTTTCTAAAGAGTACGTCATGGCAGAGGCGTTCGTTAAGTACGCTGCTGTCGCGAAGGGTAAGACACTCCAGTTCCTCATCGACGATCCACAGGCTGCAGAGATTATGCACGCACTCCTCACGGAGAGTCGTAAAGTTGTAGAGGAAGACGCACGGTACTTCGTCGAGAAACTCTTGAAGGTCACGGCTCGCGAGATTAGGCCGTACGTAGATGGGTACGATCCGGAGAGTGAAGCTGCCCAACGCGCGTACGGGGAGAGTCGAGGGTTCGTCTTCGATCAACCGCTCAGTGGATTCCCATACCTTCCTAACGTCTTTTCACCTGCGGGAGCACAAACAATATGACAAAGAAAGCAAAGAAAACGTACACCAACGGATCGACAGTCCGCAAGCCTCTCAACATGGAGAAGGCGGACTTGAACAACGATAAGGTGTTGAGTGAATACGAACGTAAACGAGGTCTAGCTATCGAAAAGGCTATGGCAAAGAGCGGCTAGATATACCGACCAGACTTCTCTATAATTTCATCTGCACTGGTGTTCAAGTAACGAAGAAGGGACGCGATGGAGTGAGTACCCTCGTACTCAGGGACTCCCGCGTCCATTTCTTTTTGGAAGTCGTCCGGACGAACAGACTCCTTGTTGATCTCTACGTTACCGTCCTGTCTCAAGTGTGCCGTGAGCGAAAACAGTTGAGCCTTCGACATCCTCTAACTCCCTAATAGGTAAATTGTAGCAGTCGGCTTTAAATACGAAGCCGTTGTCGGGGTCGATGTCTCCACGCCTGTGGTGCGTAGCCTTTTCGTAAAAGGTACGTTTGTCTACCTCCCCCAAGACCCACGCCTTTGTGCCGTCGATCTTCACGCGTACAAAAACGTACGCGTCACAGTCTTGTTTCGTACCGTGAGCCGGGATCGTACAGTCGTAGTAGTCTCTCGGCTTCGTGTTACATCTCTTCGTCTTCACGTCGATTCGCTTCTCGCCGAGAAGGAGATCGTAGTCCCTGTTGTTCGCCTCTAGAGCGCCTGTGAGGTCACTCACGATGAGTTCGCCTAGTGCACCCACCACATGACTAGTGCTGCCTGTGATGCTGCCCTGTAGGATGCCTACGTGGGCAGTTTTCTTTTTTGCGCGTTCGACTAACTCAGGCGTTATCTTTACTTCGATCAACGATCTTTCTCCACTCTTCGTAGCAGGGGTGATTCCGGGGCGGGTTGTACTGAACCCACCCCTTTCCCTGCTTCCACACAGGGTGCGTTTCTTTCTTTGGCTTAGGCGGCATTCAAGTCTACCACTTCACACACGCCAGCCGTACACGCTAGCTCACGTGAGCCGGACGTGTTGTCTTCCTTCTCGTACGCAGACAGAGCATCCCAGTCGATCTCCAAGCTACCACGCTCTAGCTGCCACTCTAAATACTCTTCGGCTTCGATGTCTTGATACGGAGCCTGTTGGTACGTGTGATCGAAGTGTGGCAGGAACGAGACACCGGATGCCACGTCAAAGTTTTCGTACATCCACGCACCTACATCCATCCACTCGTGTTCCTTTACCGTGATGGTAACGGACGGCTTGTGTTCGCACCAGTGAATTGCGTACGTCTTCCACAACTCTAACTGTTCGATAGCCGTCATTGCATCCCGTGTTACGGCACCGTCGGGTGCCTTCATTGCAAACGAAAATACGGTAGTCGAGTCCGGCTTCATCACGTCAGCTTCACTGTACACCCCTTGCTCCTTGAGGAACTGAGTGAGGGGGTCTTTGTTATCGCCTCGCACGGTGCGAATGTAGTAGTCGTTGTGCCTAGCGTGAATACCGCTTGCAGCGTCCACCAGTTGCGACACAGTACCTGACGGTTTTACACAAGTGATAGCAGTGGACTGAGGGATTCCAATCGCGTTCGCGTACTTTAGATTCGTGTCTACGGCGACTTGCTTCATCTCTTCGAGCCAGCGAGGGGAATCGACGGTCTTTGACAAAATCGGATGATCCATGATACCAGTCAAGGATACGCCCAACAAGCGTTCTTCTTCTGTGTTTGTCTTCCATACTTTCCTCAGATACTTGAA